TCTCCTTAAATGTGATAAACCTCTTGATGGAGTTAAACCTCTGTCTTGTAGGAAAGTTGATGTTTCAGACGCCATTCATACTGGGGCGTTGGTTGGTTTCCGACCGAGTGACCAGAAGTTTTTGGTTATTCCTTGTCGGTTCAAGAAGCGATCGGATTTCATCATCGCGCATGATGCGAATACTGTCGTTGGTCAGTGTGGCAGCATTTTGGTTGATGCTGCTGGTAAGGTTTGCGGACTGCATTTTTCGGGATCTTCTGGTGACAGTAAGTTTCCGAATGAGGTTTTTGCCCCTTTTGGGGTAAAAAAGTAGGTTCGCCACTTTCGAACTCCCGGCTTAAAGGAGGTAGCATCGGGGACGAGTACGATCTTAATGATCGTCTCGATGCTGCCTTCTTTAAGTTCGTCAGTGGCTTAAGGGAGAAGGACGATTACCCTTATAGGTATCTATCGTACATTGGTACGGTGGACAGGGAAGTCGTCCCGGAGGTTGCGAAGTATGAGATGGTGCCTAGTGTGCTATCCCAATATTTCGATCCTAGGTTTGTCGCTTGGTGCAAGGAGCATGCAGGTGACTATGTTGTGAGTAATTCGACTCGCAAGCACTTGTTTGATTCGGTGATGAAGATGGATAAGAAGGTGAATTATTCCTTCCGAGACCATCCGGAGTTGTTGGTGCCAGCGCTTGTTAACGTTAGTGAGATGCATGATTTTGCATTTCGAGCCTCGGATATGACTGATGTTGAGGTCATAGAAGAGGCTAAGCGTGATACGAGCTCCGGTGTGTTTTTGAATTATGCTGGGTGTCCTAAGAAGGGACACTGCCATAAGGCAGATTTTCCGACCCGAGAATTTCAGCATCCTAACTTTAAACGGTGGGTTGTGTGGAAGGTTTCGGGAAAACGGGAACCTAAGACTAGGCATGATTATGTGGAGCTTGGTAAACAGAGGACGTTTATCATTGAACCGTATGAGCATCAATTCCATTCTAAGAAGGTTTATGGAAATCAGAATAAACTTTTGAAGATGGATGGATGGAGTGCATACGGTTTGGACCCATATGACGGGGGGGTTCGTAATATGTGTGTTGGTCTTGTTAAACATCGTCGATTTGGGATGTTTGACGGAAAGGGTTGGGATCGCATGATGCCATTCATGCGTGAGATTTATGTTTTGCGTGATAAGTATAAGACTCCTTCAGAATATTTGGATTGGGTTCGTGATAATATGATCAACTCAATCCTGTATCTTCCGAATGGAGATCTGGTGTTTAAATCATGGGGCAATAATAGTGGGTCAACTAATACAACTGGCGACAACATTCTTGGGATGGAGATCGCTTTTGGTATGGTGCTGGCTTACCTTGGTATTCCACGTGAGAAGTGGAATGATTTTGTGACTGTCTACATATTCGGTGATGACGTGGTGTGGGGCGATTCTATCGCCTGCTCTGATAGCGAATTAGAAAACGCTTTTAGACTAGTCTTCACCGAATTATGTGGAATAGAGTTGGATCCCTTTGTTCTTTCTGAGAACTTAGAGGATATGGAGTTTCTAGGATTCCGATTCGGTCGTGATCCTGGAACCGGTGTTTGGATACCTGTGTATCCTTTACAAAAATTGTGTGCGTCGTTTCTGTCTGGGCCGGACCATTTGGATCCGATACAGGAGGTCGCGAAATTGACATCTCTTATGTTGATGTCGGCTGGTAATGGCTGTGAGGCGTTTAATTTTTTCCGCAACGCAGTCTTATTATGTATTGAGTCCTCACAAGATGAATTTGTGCGACGGCTTAATACGGCTGATTTGAATAAGGTAATTCCGGTATACGATGACGTTATGTCGTGGTACATCGGGTTTGAGAGTGTCTAATTCGTCATGCCCTCTGCAGGGGGTCCGTTTGGAGGATGGTTGGTACAACGGCTATGATGACGGAAAGGACAATGCATACGATTAATAAGGAGAGTGATGCTCTCCGGGCTAAGTTGAAGGCTAAGGGGTTACCGGGGGCCGAGGTGTCCAATCGCGTTAAGCAATCGCGAGAGGACAAAATAGCCTTGATGAAGGCAGACCCCGGCTATGGTAAAACCTTAAAGGCTTCAATGAAGAGTGAAACTTTTCGTCCCAATTTCCAGGGTAAAATGGACAATGCCAAGCAACGGGCGAATCCACGTAATCAGGGAAAGTTGAGAGCGGAATTCGTGGCTTTTGCCGCGAAGGAGGCTAGGGAATCGCGCCAGCGAACCCAGAGAGTGCAAGTTCAGAAAACCTTGGAGAAGGCTTTTCATGAACATCCGAAGGAAGCGGAGGCTATTCGGAAAAACGCTTTGAAACTTTCGAAAACTCCCGAAGAGCGGGAACGGAAAAAGCAGAAAAAGCGTGAACGCCGAGAAATGGCCAGGGCTATGACCGGAGTTGAAGAGGGGTCCTGGTGGGATCCTTTGGTTAAGGCAGGAGCTGATCTCTTGCCGAAATTGTTGCCAATGCTTATTGGCATGGGGGATTATGAGGAGGAAGAGCCTCCCATTACGAAGGGTGAGATGCCGCAGTCTAATTCGCTGTTAGCGGCAGCGACTAATGGACAAGCGGGCACTCAGGTCCCTTACATGCACAGGAAAGGAGATAAAGTTAGAGTACAGCATCGGGAATATATTGGTGACGTGTATTCGACTACATCGTCGTTTTCGCTCACCAGTTTCCCAATTAATCCTGGTATGGAGGAACTGTTCCCTTGGTTAGCGCCAATCGCAGCATGTTTCACGTACTACAGGCTAATGGGTGCTGTGTGTGACATAGTCAGTCAGGGTACAGACTATGCAAATGTGGCGGGATTAGGTTACTATGGGTTAGCGACGCAATACAACCCATTGTTACCCGACTTCGCAAATAAAAAAGAATTTATGAACTATGAATTTGCAAATGCTTGCAAACCGTCGTGCAATTTGACGCACTGGATTGAATGCAAGCCAAATGATCTTCCAGATCCTGAGAGGACTGTGAGAAGTGGGACTATCCCATCGAATGCAGATTTGCGTCTGTACGATCATGGGAAGTTGTTCCTTGCGGTGGGGGGAAATCCCTCATCCGGTGGCATCGTCGGTATGTTATGGATGACATACGACGTTGAGTTTTACTTACCGAAGGTCAGTGGATCGGCCTCGGGGGTTTTGGATTATTATGCGGTGTCACGAACAGATGTCACCGCAGCTAATCCACTTGGCAATACTCTTATTGCCGTGGATCCAAGGAGTACGATGAATTGGACGGTTACCAATAATGTCATTACCATACCTGGTGGGACCATTGGGGACTATTACATTTCCATCGTTTGGAGGGGGACGGCATCCCCTGGGAATGTTGCACCGGGACTAACAGTATCAACTGGGTTGACAGCTGCTGGGTCTGGAGGGTTTGCGCTTACTGGCGAATTGTGTTTTTACAACACGTATGCTCTGACTGTTGATGGGACGCAGTCTTCTTACACTTTCACATACGATAGTGCGGGAACGTGTCTTCCCCTTGGCAACTTGGCGGCCGGAAAGGTTAGCATTAATGTTTCTGAGATCCCGAGAGCACCACCTGCTGCTTGTCCTATATTCGACCCTGCTGGGTTAGAGTATGAAGATCGTTATGACGCTTATATGATGAAGATTTTGAGTCCTGTTGAACAGGCCCATTTTCGATCACATGCAAGTCGAAAGACGGATTTGGATAATTCAGCTGTTGTGGCTCGGTTTGAGAAGAGAAAAGGAGATCGTGATGCCTTTGATGGGCAACGAGAATGCGAGAAACTTCGCAATGATGCGTTTTCTAGGATGATGGCGCATAACACTCCTGTCTGGTATAACATAAAGGAAGATCGTGTGCGTGGTTTGTATTATTCAATGCACAATGGTCAGATTTTCTGTGACCGGAACGGGATGTTCAATGGAACTGGGGTTTGGAGAGTCAAGGCTCTTGAAAAATACTCAGACAACGAGCGAGATGAGATGCCTCTATCTGAGTGGGCATTCTTCGCACTTGGAGTTGAGCCGAAGGATTTAGTTGCCGAGAGTGAAAAGAGGCAACTTGAGTTTTTAAGCAAGAAGTATGCTTTGCTTGGAGATGACCGAACTAGTACTTCATCGAGTACGGGTGTTAAAACGCCCGGATCTGAAGTTAAGGACCACACGCTTGTTGAAGTGGGTGTGGCCCGCGGATGTGATAGCACCTCCTCTGAGGAGGAGGTGCCGGGGATGGATCCCTACACTGTACTTAGGCGTGTCGGTAATTATGGCTACATGTCATGTTCTGACGGTCATTTTGTTGTTAGAACGTTTGAGTCAGACAAAATGAAATGGTGGTTTTTGGATGAGGAAAACGGGTTTGAGAGGGTTTTCATGGAGACGTATGCGGAATTACTCGGGAACGAGTTTATGACCTGCATTGATTCGATCATAGAAAAGAAGATCAATCCGGAGTCGGATTCTTTAAAGACCACTTCGGCGCGGAAGATGTTGTTCCGCAAACGAGGATCGAAAGATTATTCGTCTTTCAATCCTAGTTCTGGTTCAGCTTAACAGCTACAGGACTGACCAGCATGGGGCCTTATACTATGCACGCTAGGTGGTCGAGCGTTCTAAAAACGATCACGTGCGCCGGTTGGGGCGCGTTACAAGTTCCAACAATGTGGTGGCAATTGACCGGACGGGGTGATAATAAGCTTTGAAAAATAGGCCTCTTTTAGCGCCCCCGCGTTTCGTTGGCGATGGACTAGGTTACTAAAGTCATCACATATACAGAGTACCTCGGAATATACAGGACTTCGTGTTGAATAGCACAACATAACTAATACGGCGTGGTTACCGAC